AATTATGGCAATTACTTACACATGGGCAATCACGGCTATGAAAAAAGCACCCAGTCTCGACGGTTTGTCGGATGTGATTACACACGTAAATTTTAAATACGTAGGAACAGATAGTGAAAATGATTCTGAAGGGAATCCTTACACTGCAGAATTTTCAGGAGCGTGCCCTATAAGCGCACCAGACTCTGAAAACTTTACCGCGTTAGCTGATGTTACCGAAGCTAATGTAATAGCTTGGGCTCAAGCAAACCACCCTGTAGATCATATGCAGGAAGTTATAGTTAAAAACATTAACGAACAAAAAACACCAACAAACGAAGACGTCTCGGAAATGCCGTGGGCGTAAATTAAATTAAATTAAGTTAAATTAAAATTAGATTAAAATTATGGAAAACCAAGAAAACAAAATCAGCCAAGAACAATTAGAGGAACTACAAGGATTTGTAGGAAAGCTTAATCAAGCAGCTTCTCAAATTGGAAACCTAGAATTACAAAAACACCAGCTTAACCACGCTGCAGCAGAAGTTCAACAAGATTTGAACAAGCTACAAGCTAGGCTAGAAGAAAAGTACGGTAAAATTAAAATTGATATTCAAACAGGAAACTACGAGCCTATCGAAGAAGAAGATAAGGAAGAAATAGTAGGCCCAGAAGTATTAAAGAAAGCGTAGTGAACTTAGTTCGTAAAATAAGCATCGGTAGAGATTACAAAAACGATGCAATGCATTACTCTGTTGGACAAGAGGTATACGGTGGACATATCATTTGTGATATAATAGAAGAAGACCATAAGTTTTCTGTTTATATAAAAAAGAAAGATGAAGTCCTACCGTGGAAAGATTTCAATAAAAATATGGCCATAGCTGTTGAATATAACCTAGAGTACTAATGCAGAGTATATTTAACTTCATTGTCAAGCCTATAGCAGGTCGGTATGATAACAAGAAGAAAATAGATGATAAGGAGCTCATTTTAAACACTGAGCTCCAAAATCATCAATATGTCAGTAGGAACGCAATAGTTATACAAACACCTAAATCTTTAAAAACAGATATAAAAAAAGGTGATGAAGTTATAATTCATCATAATATTTTTAGAAGGTTTCATGATATAAAAGGTGAAGAAAAAAATTCTAAAAGTTATTATAAAGAAGATATGTATTTTGCTTGGCCTGATCAAGTATATATGTATAAACAAAATAACAAATGGATAGCTAATGACGGTTATTGTTTTGTTAAACCTATATGTTCTAAAAATAAATTAAGCTTAGATAAAGAGCAACCTTTAATGGGTGTTGTTAAATTTTTAGATAATAAAACAAATTATATAAAAGAAAATGATCTAATTGGTTTTGTTCCAACTAGTGAATTTGAATTTATTATTGACAATCAAAGAATGTATAGGGTAAGAATTCAATCAATTACAATTAAATATGAACGTCAAGGAAACGAAAAAGAATATAATCCAAGCTGGACATGAAGCAGTTAAAGAACTTATTAAAGTCGCTAAAGAACCTATTGTTGAAACTGATGATGACATTTCAGCCGATAGACTCAAGAACGCTGCAGCCACTAAAAAGCTCGCAATATTCGATGCATTTGAGATTTTAACTAGAATACAAGAAGAAGATGATATTCTTAATAATAAGCCAAAAGAAGAAATAGAGTCTGAAGTATTTAGTGGTTTTGCAGAACGAAGATCTAAATAATGTACGAACAAAGTTTATATAAGGTTATAAAACCTATTAAAATAAACACTATAAAAAGACTAAACAAGTCTAAAAAGTGGGAGTATGGATATAATAAAGAACATGATGTTGTTGTCATATCTAAGACTGGCGAGATTGGAGATGTGTATAGCATACAGAATTTGAAAATAGCATTGCCAAAAGCTAGAGAGGTAAACACTGAGTTTGATAAATGGACGCCTCAGGAGTATCCTAAGGAGCTTAAATCAGTTAAGAGTATATTTGACTGGAAAGATTATCCAAATGAATTTAAACAAAAATGGCATGCGTATATTGATAAAGAATTTACTAAACGAGAAGAAGGTTATTGGTTCAATAACAAAGGGATCGCTACTTATATTACTGGCACTCACTATATGTACTTGCAGTGGACCAAGATTGATGTTGGGAGACCAGATTTTAGAGAAGCAAACAGACTATTCTTTATTTTTTGGGAAGCGTGTAAAGCAGATAGAAGGTGTTATGGAATGTGCTATCTCAAGAATAGACGTTCAGGTTTTTCGTTTATGGCATCCGGAGAGACCGTTAACTTGGCTACCGTATCTTCAGATGCACGGTACGGAATACTGTCCAAATCTGGCGCCGATGCAAAGAAAATGTTCACTGATAAAGTGGTACCAATATCGATCAATTATCCATTCTTTTTCAGACCCATCCAGGACGGTATGGATCGCCCCAAGACAGAACTTGCGTACAGAGTACCTGCTTCGAAATTTACACGTAAAAGATTCGAGTCTAAGAACAAACCACAAGAAATGGAAGGACTTGACACTACGATCGATTGGAAAAATACCGGGGACAATTCATATGATGGAGAGAAACTTTCACTCCTCGTCCATGATGAAGCCGGTAAATGGGAAAGGCCAGAAAATATTCTCAACAACTGGAGAGTTACAAAAACCACGCTTAGGCTTGGTTCGAGAATAATAGGTAAATGCATGATGGGATCAACGAGCAATGCTCTTGACAAAGGTGGTGAAAATTTTAAAAAACTATATACTAATTCTGATGTTACAAAAAGAAACGCCAATGGACAGACTCGCTCAGGATTATATTCTTTGTTTATACCTATGGAATGGAACTACGAGGGATTCATTGATATGTATGGAATACCTACGTTCAACACTCCTACAGAGGAAACTTTTGGGCCACAAGGCGATCCAATAGAAATAGGTGTAATAGAACATTGGCAAAATGAAGCTGATGGTTTAAGAAATGACCAAGATGCTTTAAATGAATTTTATAGACAGTTTCCAAGAACAGAAGAGCATGCTTTTAGAGACGAAACTAAAAATAGTATATTTAACTTAGTTAAAATATATGAACAAATAGATTATAATGAAGATTTAAAAAGCTCTGCTGGCATTACACAAGGTAATTTTCAGTGGTCTATGGGTAATAAAGATTCTAAAGTAATATTTTATCCAGACATAAACGGTAGATTTAAAGTTAGCTGGGTTCCACCAGTTCACTTACAAAATAACATTATAATTAAAAATGGAAGAAAAAAACCTGGTAACGAACACATGGGTGCATTTGGTTGTGACTCATATGACATATCAGGAACTGTAGACGGAACAGGATCTAAAGGTGCGTTGCACGGGTTAACAAAGTTTTCTATGGAAAATTGTCCACCTAATCAATTCTTTTTAGAGTATATAGCAAGACCTCAGACCGCTGAGATCTTCTTTGAAGACGTTCTAATGGCACTTGTATTTTACGGGATGCCTATACTTGCAGAAAATAATAAACCGCGTCTATTGTATTATTTAAAAAGGCGAGGTTATAGAGGTTATTCAATGAATAGACCAGATAAAGTTTGGAATAAACTATCTGTAGCAGAAAAAGAAATAGGTGGAATACCTAACTCAAGTGAAGATATTAAACAAGCTCACGCAGCTGCTATAGAAATGTATATACAGGATCATGTAGGTTTAAAACAAGATGGTACATATGGTACTATGTATTTTAATTCTACATTAAACGATTGGGCTGGATTTGATATAAATAAAAGAACAAAATACGATGCTGCAATAAGCTCTGGTTTAGCGGTCATGGCTTGTAACAGACATTTATATACTCCACATGCATCAATGGAAAAACAAAAATTAAACATAAGTTTTGCTAGGTACAAACAATCTGGCATGCGATCTAAAATAATAGAATAATATGGCTGAATCAGTTGTAAAAGGTTACTTTCCAAGTCAAATCGCTAGCGATTTAGAAAAGATTAGCCAAGAGTACGGACTAAAGGTTGCTAAAGCTATAGAGTCTGAATGGTTTAAAAGAGACTCAGGTACTAATAGATTTTATAGTAATTCTAATGAGTTTCATAGGTTAAGATTATATGCTAGAGGTGAGCAGTCGATTCAAAAATATAAAGATGAACTATCTATTAATGGTGATTTATCTTATTTAAACTTAGACTGGAAACCTGTTCCTATTATACCTAAATTTGTAGATATAGTTGTTAACGGAATATCAGAAAGAACATATGATATAAAAGCATACTCTCAAGATCCATATGGTGTTAGTAAAAGAACTAAATATATGGAATCTGTATTAAGAGATATGCAAACTAAAGAGCTTATACAGTTTGCAAAAGAGAATTTTAATGTAGATATGCAGGAAAATCCAAGTGAAGAACTTCCTGATTCAAAAGAAGAGCTTGATTTACACATGCAATTAAACTATAAGCAAGCTGTAGAGATAGCAGAAGAGCAAGCTATTAACACTTTGTTAGAAGGTAATAGATATGAGCAAACAAGAAAAAGATTAAATTATGATTTAACAACTATAGGTATAGCAGCTGTTAAAAATTCATATAACAAATCTGAAGGGGTTACCGTAGAGTATTGTGATCCAGCTAATATGATATGGTCATATACTGAGTCACCTTATTTTGACGATATATATTATGTAGGTGAAATAAAAGCAATACATATAAACGAACTTAAAAAACAGTTTCCTAATTTATCTAATGAAGATTTAGAAAATATAACTAAACAAGGAGTACAAAAAACTGGTTTGTTTAATAGAACTGTATCTGAAACAGATAACTTAGATCAAAATACTATTCAAGTTTTATATTTTAATTATAAAACTTACGCTAATGAAGTTTATAAAGTAAAAGAAACAGCTACTGGTGCTACTAAAATTATAGTAAAAGATGATAGTTTTAATCCACCAGGTTTAGATGAGCAACTAGAAGCTAGATATGGTAAATTATCTAGATCTGTAGAGGTTTTATACGAAGGAGCATTAGTGTTAGGTACTAAAAAGTTATTAAAATGGCAACTAGCTAAAAATATGATGAGACCTAAAAGTGATTACACTAAGGTCAAAATGAATTATAATATTGTTGCTCCAAGAATGTACAAAGGAAGAATAGAGTCTTTAGTTAGTAGAATAACTGGTTTTGCAGATATGATACAGCTTACGCATTTAAAGTTACAACAAGTAATGTCTAGAATAGTACCAGATGGTATATATTTAGATGCAGATGGTTTAGCTGAAATTGATTTAGGTAACGGAACTAATTATAATCCACAGGAAGCATTAAATATGTTTTTCCAAACTGGTTCTATACTGGGCAGATCATTTACATCGGAAGGTGATATGAACCCGGGTAAAATACCTATTCAAGAAATAAATAGTAGTTCTGGTGGTCAAAAAATGCAAACATTAATACAGACGTATAACTATTATTTACAAATGATACGTGATGCTACTGGATTAAATGAAGCAAGAGATGGTAGTATGCCTGATAAAAATGCTTTAGTTGGTGTTCAAAAGTTAGCCGCCGCTAATAGCAACACAGCCACAAGACATATATTACAGGCTGGTTTATTTTTAACAGCTGAAACAGCTGAGGCATTATCATTAAGAATATCTGATATACTTGAGTTTTCGCCAACAAGA